GATACGGCCAGCCTGTCGCCCTTGGGATACGAGGCGGTGGAGGTTCCGCTCGGGCGCATCGACAAGTATGGCGAGGCGGTCAAGTCGCTGGTGATGAAGGAGACGAGCGCACCGGGCAAGCCAGCGGTGGCTCATTCGCCCCAGGGCAAGGCGCAACGGACGATCCTGTATGCGCTCCGAGAACGTCAGAAGGCGTCTGATACGCCACTCGTTTGGACGGTCGAGGAGATGCGCCAGATCGGTCGGGAGTGTGGGGTAGCGCGGCAGTCTGTCCACGATGCGGTCGAAAAGTTGATGCTGTCGCCCTTCCTAAAGGCCACTGTGGGTGGCTCTATTCTGGGGGAACCGTGATGTCCGAAAATGTCCGAAAATGTCCGATCCAGTCATTTTCGGACGGTCATGTATGTCCGAAAATGTCCGAGAGTCCTTTAGGACTCGGACATTCGGACATGACCCACGGACATGACGAGTTGGTATGAAGTACAAAGCAGGTAAGCCTAAAGGTGTTGCGCTGGCGCAACATGTTGCAGATACGCCACTAGCCAAGAGGATGCTCGAACAGATGGGCGAAGGTGACTATCAGTTGATGAAGACTTTCCAACAGCACTTCGGTGCAAGGTTAGTCCACTACTCTGACCAACTCGGCGAGGTCGGTAAGCGTCCGGGGTGGGAGCCATGAGCCAGGGCGAGATCAACTTGCTCGGGCCGCTGGTTTGGCAAGAGGCGCCCTTTTGGGGAAACACGACAGCCTGTGGGCGGTTCAGTATCCGGCAGCAGACTATCAACGGGGTGACGGACTACACGCTCTGGCAGCGTGGGAAGTCTGGCGCTGTGATCCCGAAAAGCCTGGGGACGTTCAAGACGTTTCAAGAGGCGGCGGACTTTGCCGAGGAGGCTAAGTACGGCGAGGAGAAGCGGTACAACAAGATCCACGACTGGAAGAGCAAGTATGCCAAGAAGTAACTGCCCGATCTGCGGCACCCAAAGTACGGGAGGCAAGCCGCACAACTACCACAAGAATTCTGCGAGACGGAAAGGCTACACGCAGGAACAGGTGCAGGCATGGTCTATCCAGACTCGAGAACAGAACGCCGTGGTCGCTATCGTCTGCAACGCCGTGGACTTGGCAAGACAGCCTGACGGCTGGCAGTCTAAGCCAAAGAAGTCTCGCAAGGAGTACCATCAAGCCTACTATTGGCGTCATGCTGATAAGCGTAGGATGCAACGCCGAGTGAGCAAGTCTTTGCGCCGCAGGGTGCGGCCATTGATCGCAGAACTATGCAAGGCGGTTGACCTTGGCAGAATTACAGCGGGGTGGTGAATGGGTAAGCGACAAAGAGAACGCGGAGCCGAAACCGAGCGCGAGGTATGCGAGAAGATCGCATCCGGTACGGGCTGGGTGGTTAAGCGTGAGCTGGGGCAGGCTCGTGATGGTGGCTGCGATATTCGCCTTGGGCAGTTTGTGCTCGAGGTGAAGCGCCGTAAGTCCATCGCGGTCTACGAGTGGGTTGACCAGGCAGTTGCAGCCTGTGCGCCTTATGAGGTGCCGGTGGTTGTGTGCCGCGGTGACAAGCGTGAGTTTCTTGTGATCCAGCGCCTTGAAGACTGGATGAAGATGGCCAAGAAAGAGTTACCAGACAGATGAAGTGCCCGAAGTGCGCTAAGCCTTCAGAGGTCGTGAAGGTCTACCAGTTTCCAACGGAAGCGCGCCGTCGCAGAGAATGCCTGACCTGCGGGTTTAGGTTCACGACTGCAGAGAAAGTCTGGCGACGGGTTTACGCTGACGAGATCAAGAACAAGCCGATACCTCGCAACATGCGCAAGCATTTGCAGGAGGAGAAGCCAAAGAAGTCTTACAGCAACTTTGACGTGGTTGGACTGACTGACTACGACATGGACTATGAAGACGTTTCAACCTATGTGCATGTGAGTGATGACTGATGGCAGGGACACCAATCAAACGAGCCAAGAGGCAGAAGGCGCAAGAGTTGATGAGCACTCAGGACTTCTGGGATCAACTCTGGATTCATTTGGGCGACGGACATTCTCTGCGGTCGTTTACTGGCGATGGCAGCATCGTTCCGTACTCTGTGCTGTTTGATCGTATCCAGAAAGATCCAGCGCTAAATGAGAAATACGAACTGATCCGTAACGCTCGAGCGCTTGCCAATGCAGAGCGCATTGAGCAGTTGGCCGAGAAGGTTGAGATGGAGCAGATCGACCCGAATGCGGCGAAGGTCAGCATCGGTGCGCGTCAGTGGCTTGCAGAGCGAATGGATGCGAAGCGTTGGGGTAACAAGATTCAGCAGGACATCAAGCTGACTGACACGACGCAACTACACTTGCAAGCGGTGCGTGACTTGATGCGAACAGTTGCTCACGTTGAGCCACAAAACGGTACTTCCGACACAGCGACGCGGTCGATTGCTGGCGCGCGTGACACTAAAGACTGATGTTACGTTATAACATAACACTCGGTTTATGCACGGTCATGCGCATAATCACGCATCGCGCGACGGTCGCGCAGTCGAGCGCGCGTAAGTCATTGATTCGCAAGGCCGCGCAATCGTAGTTCGTATAATACCCATTATGTTAAATTGTGGATAACCTGTGCAAAACCTGTGAATTCCCGCTCAAATGCGACCGATTCGCAACTGACCCCCCCCCGGGTGTACCCCCTGCCGGGGGCGGGCGCTTGCGTAACCCCACATAGGCCGATCCGAAAAAAATGCAGAACCCATATCTGGACTTCGTAAAACGCTACCACAGCGATCCTGTGGCGTTTGTGACAGAGGTGCTAGGGGTCACACCAGACCCATGGCAAAAGCAGCTCCTAGGGCTTCTGGCTGCGAATGAGCGCAAGGTATCCGTTAGATCGGGCCACGGAACGGGAAAGTCCACTGCCGCCTCGTGGGCCATGCTCTGGTTCATGCTCACCCGCGTACCCGTCAAGGTGGTCGTCACCGCCCCCACAGCCAGCCAGTTGTTCGACGCGCTTTTCGGAGAATGCCGCCGCTGGGCCAAGCTGCTACCCCCCGCCATAGGGGACTTGCTCGAGATCAAGTCCGACCGTATTGAATTAAAAGCCAGCCCGGAAGAGGCATTCATCTCCGCCCGCACCAGCCGCGCCGAGCAGCCCGACGCCCTGCAGGGTATCCACGCAGAGTGGGTGCTGCTGGTGGTGGACGAAGCCCCCGGCGTATCGGAGGCGGTTTTTGAGTCCGCGGGCGGCAGTATGTCCGGCCACAATGCCACCACGCTGCTACTCGGCAACCCCACCCGCACCCAGGGGTACTTTTACGACACTTTCCACCGCCTCTCCGGCGAGTGGAAAAACTTGCACGTCTCTTGCCTAGACTCGCCGCGCGTGTCGGACGAGTACGTTGCAGAAATGCGCGCTCGGTACGGCGAGGGGTCTAACGCCTTCCGGGTACGCGTGCTCGGTGAGTTCCCGCTGGCCGATGACGATACGTTGATCAGTCTGGAACTGGCGCAGGCGGCCATCGACCGTGACGTGGTACAGAACCCCGGCGCCCCCATCCTCTGGGGCTTGGACGTGGCGCGCTTTGGAACCGACTCCTCTGCGCTCTGTAAGCGCCAGGCCAACGTGGTGCCAGAGACGATCAAGACGTGGAAGAACCTTGACCTGATGTCGCTCACCGGCGCCGTGCTGCACGAGTGGGAGAGCTGCGACTTCAAGAATCGCCCGGTCGAGATTTTGGTGGACAGCATCGGCCTTGGCGCAGGTGTAGTCGATCGATTACGCGAGTTGAAACTTCCCGCCCGCGGCATCAACGTCGGTGAGTCGCCAGCGCTTAAGGCGCAGTACGCCAACCTGCGCGCTGAGTTGTGGAGCAAGGCGAAGGCGTGGTTAGAGGCGCGCGACTGCAAACTGCCGCGTGACGAGCGACTGGTCAATGAACTATCTTCGCCGCGTTACTCGTTTATGAGCAACGGCAAGTTGAAACTCGAGAGCAAGGATGACATGAAGCGGCGAGGGTTAGTGTCGCCTGACGTGGCTGACGCCTTCGTGCTGACCTTTGCAGCGGACGCCGCCACGGCGAGCAGTGGATACACCAACGTTTGGAACAAGCCGGTCAAGCGGCAGGTGAGGGGAATCGTATGAGCATCGACCATCTCGGCGGCTATATTCCAGAGGGCGACCGCGCGACGTGGATGCCTGACATTTGGGGATATATTGCGCTGCACTACGGCATCAAGTCGGTGATTGATGTGGGCGCTGGCATGGGCTGGAACATCAAATGGTGGCACGACCTAGGCTTTGATGCGCGCGGCGTGGAAGGCCACCCGATCCCGCTTGCCGAAAGTCCGGTCAAAGAGATTCTCGTGGCGAACGATTACGAGAAAGGCGCATACGATCCAGAGCGCGAGTATGACCTTGGCATCTGCACCGAGTTTGTGGAGCATGTAGACCAGAAGTGCGAGCAGAATTGGTTTAAGACGCTGCACCGCTGCAAGTATGTGCTGATGTGCCACGCCGTGCCGGGGCAGGGCGGCCACCACCACGTCAACGAGCAAACGACGGATTATTGGATCGAGCGCTTTGGCGAAAACGGCTTCAAGTGTGACTGGATCACCTCCTGCATGTTTCGAGAGACGGACAAGCGGCAGGGGTCTAGTTGGGGGCGGCCGACGTTGTTGTTCTTTGTGAGGGGCTTGTGAAGTATTACTGCATTACTCTGGCCGAGACGCCAGAGCGCACAGAGCACGCACGCCAGCAAGCGGCGAAGGCTGGCATTGAGTTGGACTTTATCCAAGGCATCTTTGGCAAGACCATGCAGGTCAAGTCAGAGATTCCGATGCACACCGACTACTATGTGACTCGAGGCGCGACTTGCTTGGTGTTGTCGTGGCACATCGCGTGGCAGATTGCATGGCGCGAGGGTCACGAGGAGTTTGTGATTTTTGAGGATGACTTCATACTGCCTGACAACTTTAACGAGCGCTGGGCGCAGATCCGCTCCGAGATTCCAGAGTGGTGCGACTTGGTATATTTGAACTCCTGTTGCACTGCCGACAAGCCGAGCAAGAAAGAGTCCGAAAACTTACGCGAGACAAAGTACCCGCTTTGCACGGCAGCCATTTGGCATCGCCGCCGTGCCATACCCACCTTGCAGCAGTACACGAAACCGGCCAACACGCCGGTGGATATTCTGCTCGAGTGGTACGCCCTGCCTCACCTGCGCGTGTTGACCGCAACGCCGCCGCTGGTAACGCAGGCCACGCAAGATCTAGCGGTGCCGATGCCGTCAACCATACACATGTGAGGGAGAGATGAATGTTAAAGCCAAGCGACGTGCTGCAGTTTCAGAAGCGCCTAGACAAGAAAGCGCCGCAGAAGCCGGAGCCAAAGAAGCCGCCCGAGCCGCCGAAGGGTTCCCCGCCGCCGAAGGCGGCGTAGTCTTATCGGATCACCTGCCTCCGTCCACCTTCTCGCGCATTGAGATACCGAGCGAGCAGTATTCTCCGTGTAACCCGTCAATCACCAAAGACGATGACGGGTTTTTGCAGTGCTTGGTGCGCACGGTCAATTATGAGCTAGGCGATGAGGATGGCATCTGGTTCCGCGGCGATTCGGCGCCCAATACGCGCAATTACTTGGTGCCGGTTGGCGCTGACCTAAAGCCAGGCACGCCTAAGTGGGTGGACGATCTGGACGTGCGCCACACTCGGATGCCAGCGCGTGATGGGCTAGAGGATGGACGCTTGCTGTACTGGCAAGGCGCTTGGTGGTTTACCTGCAGCGCCCTGCACCACGGCCCTCGAGTACGCACGACGATGGCGCTGTGCAAGTTGGACGGCGCTCGGGTATCGCATCTGGAGTTCCTGCACAGCCCGTATGGCCGCGAAATGGAGAAAAACTGGGCGCCGTGTGTGAACTCTGACCGCCTTTGTGTGGTCTATGCTCATCACCCATCGGAATCGTATGAGATCGCCCCGCACCGCCGCCGTCTGTACCTAGGCGGCTTCCATGACTTAGAGCGCTGGTCTGGCGGTTCGCAGTTGATCCGCTACGGTGACGGGTGGCTTTCGGTAGTGCACCAGCGCCGCAAGGAGCGCAACCGGGTGTATTACGTCCACCGCCTTGTCACCTATGGCTCAAATTATGAGCCACTGCACGCAGGGCGTGAGTTTTACTTCAAGGGCAAGCAAATTGAGTTTTGCTCTGGCCTTGTGGAGCACGATGGGCGGTATGTCATGTCATTCGGAGTGAAAGACCGCGAGGCGTGGCTGGTGTCTTTAGCAAAAAATCAGATTGCGTCTCTTCTCGCGTGACAATAGAGGAGGGATTCTTTCGGCACGGGTGCCGGTTTTATGTATAACCAAGACGGTTCCATCATTGAGCAAACCGAGATCGCCATGGGCGGCTTTGAGCCTATGGACGATGCGGAACTTGAGGCACTTGTTGCCGGAGAGCTGACCGACGCCGTATCGTTTATTGATGCTGAGTTGTCGCCGGTTCGTGCCCGTGCCATCCAGTATTACCGCGGCGAACCGTTTGGTAACGAGGAAGAGGGGCGCTCGCAGGTAGTCAGCACCGATGTGCGCGACACCATCAACGGCATCATGCCGTCGTTGATGAAGGTGTTTTTCGGTTCCAACCGCGTGGTGCAGTTTGTGCCGCGTGGGGCGGAAGACATTGCCAGCGCCGAGCAGGCGACCGATTACGTCAACTGGATTTTCCAGAACGACAACAACGGGTTTTTGCTTTGCCACAGCGTTTTCAAGGATGCGCTACGCGGTGCGCTTGGCGTGGCCAAGTATTACTGGGAAGAGAAGGTCGAGGTTAAGACCGAGCACTACACCGGCCTTGATGAGTCCGCCCTGACCGTCCTGCTCTCCGAGCGTGACGTGGTGGGAAGTGCCATTGAGTCAATGGATGACCCCTCGTACCAGCCGCCCGTTGACCCGATGACCGGGCAGCCGGTGGTTGACCCGATGACGGGCATGCCGTTGCCGGTGCCGCAGATTTACAACCTCGAACTTAAGCGCGAGTATAAGTCTGGCCGCGTACAAGTTGAGGCAGTGCCGCCCGAAGAGTTTTTGATCGACCGCCGTGCGCGCTCGGTTGAGGATTCGGTGGTGGTGGCGCACCGCCGCATGATGCGCGTCTCTGACTTGGTGGCGTTGGGTTACGACGAGGAAGAAGTGCGCGCTCAAATGGGTGCGTATGAGTTGGACTCAAACGATGAGTACATCGCGCGTAATCCTTACGCAGAGTCTTACGGCCCGGGTGGAACGCAAGACGATAAGCGCGTGCTGTATGTCGAAGCCTACATGCGCGTGGATTATGACCGCGACGGCATCGCTGAGTTGCGCAAAGTCTGCACCATCGGCCCGTCATACAAGATGGTGATGAACGAGCCTTGCTCGCATCGCCCGTTTGCGCTCTTCTGCCCAGATCCAGAGCCACACGCTTTGATCGGGCTTTCCATCTTTGACATGACCGCAGACCTGCAGCGCATCAAGTCTGCCGTCATGCGTAACATGCTGGACTCGCTCTCGCTTGCGATTCACCCTCGAGTGGGTGTCGTTGAGGGTCAGGCCAACATGGATGACGTGCTGAACACCGAAGTCGGTGGCGTGATTCGTATGCGCCAGCCTGGCATGGTTCAGCCGTTTGCTGTCCCGTTTGTGGGACAGGCCGCATTTCCAATGCTCGGGTACTTGGATGAAGTACGCGAGACGCGCACCGGGATGAGCAAGGCCGCTATGGGCTTGCAGGCCGATGCGCTACAGAGCACCACCCGCGCGGCAGTTGCCGCGACCGTCAGCGCTGCCCAGCAACATCTTGAGCTGATAGCCCGGATCTTCGCAGAAACCGGGATGCGCGCCTTGTTCAAAGGCATTCTCAAGCTGGTCGTTGAAAACCAAGATCGCCCGCGGGTGGTGCGCCTTCGCAATCAGTGGGTGCCGATTGATCCGCGCTCTTGGGATGCTGAGATGGACGTGGAGATTGACGTGG